GACTCTGCCAAACCGGCTTGTTCTTGTCGTTGTATGGTTCGGACTGCAGCCCGGACAGGAAGTCCGAAATGCTATCATACCTTGCGTCGTCCATCTTTTGCTTCATTAGCTTTAACTCCCATTGAGATCCTGAGTGTAACCCATATTGGGTTAGCTGGCAAGCGGCCTCGTCAGCACCGGCTTAACCGGTGGACGGCAGGGCAAGCGCCCTGCCGTTTCGGCCTGTTAGGCTCCCACCTTGGCCTTCTCATCCTTAGTCCAGCCTTCGACCAGCGTATCGCGAATCTGCCGCCAGCTATCGCCGCACTGTTTCATGATCGCCGCCTTTTGAAACGCCCGCGTTCCAATGAACCGGCGAATCCGAGACTCACGGCAGCGATCCCGCATTTCCCAAATGCCCGCCATTTCGGCTTGAGACAGCCCGCCAGCGGCCCCAATGCTCTCCTCGATGCGCTTGTCGTAATCGACCGTCAGCACCAACCAGCGATCATTGGTCGCGGCGTCACCGGCATTGCGGCCAACGTACAAGGGATCGGCACCGGTCCCGTAGGTATTGTCCGTTCCAATGAAGTTGACGTTCTCACCACGCTTGACCATGGGATTAGCAACCCGTTGCTGAACGTACATTGCACCATTGGACAACGGCATATTCAGCGAAAGCGCACAGTTGGGATCGAAGCCGAAAACCTCATCCAGACCGATTGTCGCATTGCCGCGCTCAAACAGTTCAACGAACCGGCTCGGCTGATACTTGAACGCACCACCATCGACCGGCAGAGTCTTGCCGACGATATCGCCCTCGGTGACGCCACCCGAACCGGCCAGTATCAGCGTCTCAGTATTCAGCGCCTTGCCAACCTGATTTATCAGCGTTGACTTGCCGCAACCGGCAGGACCGACCAGCAGGATGTTAGCCTGATAACCGTTAGGACCCCTTGCCGAGAGGTAGTTAACAATCCGTTCAAACTGTGGATGCACCAGACCATCGACCACGATAGCGGGCTTGTCATGATGCTTGACTTCGATCCGGTGCGGCTTGATGCCAGCGACGGCTTCATTGACGATAGCCCGAACCTTGGCCTCATCCATCGGCGGCTGATAACCCTGCAGCAGCATTTCCCGCAGCAGCTCGGCAGCGGACTTAGGCTTGCCTTGCTCAGGAAGATCCATCGGCAGCGCAGCAGGTTGTTCCTGCAGCACCAACGGCTTTTCAGCGGGTTCAACGGCAGCGGGTTCCTCAACAGCCATCAAGCCATCATCCTCGCCCTTTGCCAGCTTGCGGCGCAAAGCATCCAGACCCGATCCGTCTAATTTGTTATAGGCTTGAGCTAATTCGATAATCGAGAGCCCCACCGTAAACATCGCCGGAAAACCTTGCGCCACCAGCCATTTCTTGACCAACGAACGATTATTCGAATCAATTCGGATATTGCCGCGAACGCCAATTTGGCCCTCGGCCTCGCCTACAGTCATTGTCGGTGTTCTACCCATAACCCATAACTCCCATTAATCGGCACGGATTGCGCCGTCCAAAAATACTAACCCAAATCGGGTTAATTTGTCAAATAAATAAAAGACGCAATAAAATCAAATAGTTAGCGGGTTTTGGTGCCTGGGCTTTTACTAGATACTATCCAAGGGCTCAAAACAATAAGAGCCCCTATAGAGCAAAACCCACTATGGCGAAATTGTGTTCAAGCAAGTATTTAGATACCGTTATAATTAGGATAGTGTACGTGTATTATACATACTATGCTATAACTATAAGTATATGATATCATTACATATTCACCTTTTGTTCCTCCTTTTCCGGCCTTCTTTTGGTGGGGCCTGCCGTTACCTCGATTCGTTGGACACAATTTCGCCATGGTGCGTTTTCGCGTATAGGGGCTCTTATCGGACGGATTCTCTTGGATAGTTGGATAGTATCGACTAACCCATTGATATTATTAGACAATCATACTATCCAACTTTGGATAGTAAGACATAGTAATTCAAAACAATTCAAAGCCTAATGTTATCAATGACTTAAAGCATATTAGACAATATGGGTTATGGTCTAATAAATACAATGATACCTATATCCAGCCCTTACTATCCAAGATCCCTCTCCCCTCTCGCCTATTATCCCCCTCCCTACCTACTCCCACCGGTAGGCTGGACAGGGGTAGGCTTCGATATATTATTTATTGAGGTGGTACGGAAATATCTCTGGGCCAAAAAACAATAATAACCCGTATCGGGTCTTTTATTCCAATACCCCAACAGGCCATTTACCTCTTGCCCAAAAATCCCAAAACCCAAAATCTCAATTAATCTTTTGTTAACCTATTGATAATACTTCATTAACCTTTTCCACTTGACCACCCACCCGCCAAAATGCTACCCATCACTCCACGGGTATGGCGGGTTGTCTCCCCATGCCCCTGCCTGACTTAAGGCCGCTCTCGCGAGCGGTCTTTTCTTTATTGTACCTACGGGCAAGTGGACTTAATGAATCGGTAGCCTATTGTCGTGCGCCAGACCTACCCGGCCCCGGAGGCTGCGATGGATATTGCCCAAGCGATTGCCGTCCGTCTCGCCGATGAAGGTGTCCCCTTGCGCGCCATCGCCCGCGCCACCGGGGTCACTTCCTCTTTGCTCTACGACACACTTGTAAAAGCCAAGATGGACGGCTCGCTGCTGCAGCTGCCGCGCGACGACTGGCCGCCGGGTTGCCCCAGGGACCAGCGCTCTTTACAAATCTCCCGGCTCGCTGCCGAACAGCATGACACGCTGATCTTCGCCATCAAGGACGTCTTTCGCCTGACCCCGACCGGTGCCAGGCTCTTTCTGCTGCTGGTGCAGCATGAGCATGTGCCGCACGCGCGGATCGACCTGGAGCATAAGCTCCTCGTCGTCAATATCTGCAAGATGCGGCGCTTCCTCGCGCCCTTCGACATCGTTATCAAGACGCTGTGGGGTTACGGCTACCAGCTCTCGGCGGCGCATCGCCGCAAGGCGATGGAGATGATCCTGGCTAACGTCGAGGCGCGGCCTCTAGGCAGCTGTGCCTGACGATTTTAAGGCTGCCGCCGCTGCCGATATAGCCATCGACGGCATCGTGCGTGCAGCCAAACATGCTTAACAACGGCTTGCCTGCCTTGCGCGCTTTATCGACGTCAGGGCAATCGGCCCGGTGCCAGACCAACCCCCACTCCTCCTGCACGACGCTGATGTCGATGCTCATAATACTGGAATTTTCTCGTCGCCGATCATGACCACGGTGGTCCATCCCAGCTTTTTACCCTTGCGCGCAAGCGTCTTGATATCGGAAAACCAGGGATCCTGCATCCAGCGCGTTGGCATTCCCACGTCCACCGCGAACAGCAATACGAACTTACCCCCTTCTTCCTGCACGTCGATCACGATTCGTGACCGTGCCGGATACCAATGCTCGCCCAGCGTCTCGTCCGCCAGCCACCTGCAGGTAAACGCCCGGCAAGGCGCTGGCCGCTCGCTATATATCGTACATCCCTTGCCCGGCTGTGCGTGCCGACACCATCTATGGGGTTCCTTGACTCCAGGCACGCCCATTACCTTGCAACACAGGCTACAGCTGCCGCAGGTTCTCATGTCCATCCGGCGGCGGAGATCCGAACTGGAGGCGGGCGCTTCGCTTTAGGAGCAAGCCTGCGGGATAGCTCATGCACAAGGCCGCCATGAACCACCAGGCAAACATACTGCAGACAGTCAGCCACATGGGAGAATCCTTCCTTGTCGAATTTCTCCGGCACGCTTCTTAAAGCCCCGTCCTTATGCTTCTTGTACCTGTAACCGCCGCTCAACGCCCGCACCAGCCACGGGCAGCCACCCGAATTTATCATGATCGCCGGTCCGCCGTTGATCTGGCGGCCCATGATGGCTTCGACCGCCCTCAAGCGGGTGTCGATATCGTTGGTGGGTGCCGGGAACGCGGGCATTCCCAGTCGTTTGAGCGCGTCGAAGCAGGTTTCCTCGCCAATCGACGAGCGGGCTACCCCGCTGGGGTCGCCAACCAGGATCACTTTGGAAGTGATGAACTTCTCCGAATACATCAACGGTCTTAAATTCTGCTCGACGTGCTTCTCCAGCCCCATATTGGTCGCGGCGACTTCCTTGTGAATCAGCAGCCGCCCCAGATGATCGACCTGGCCGACCAGGCTCCAGGGATTGCGCCCGAAATCCTGCCCGATAATCAGCGGATAGCCCGGAATCACGAAGGTTTCGGGCACCACATGGAAACTCGGCTTGAACGCGGCCTTGAAGACGGCTTCTCCGGAAGGATCATCGCCGTACTGGGCGTAGACATATCGCTTGACCCAGGCCGAATCACTGCCGTACATATCAATAAAGCGTTCATAATATTGTCTCCCTTTTGCCACACGCTGGGGGTGGCCCACCGGGAGAATGATGGTTTCGTCGGTCTGCAGCAGGTAATTCAGGTTCTCGGCCTGATCCGACAGGCCCGACGGCTGGATGAAGACGCGCCACGATGGCGGCGGTGCCGTCATGAACTTGTGCCAGTCTGACATTTCCACGGGCATGTTGGTGTCGGCGATGATGCCGTACCAGGTCGGAACGCCCCGGTTGCCGCTTGGATAGCGTCCGATACGCCCCGATACCGGGGCGATGACGTCGAAATTCATCTCGATGCATTCGGAGAGCCAGGCTCCGGTCAATTGCATCGACAGCAACCTGGCCTGGTCGTCGGCGTTTTCCAGCGGGATGAACACCAGTTCGGCCTGCACGTCGCCGAAACGGAGGTAATATGTATTCTCCGAAACGCGCCACTCGCCCAAACCCTCGAACCAGGATTGGGCATCTTTTAGTACCGTGTCCTTCAGCTGTTTCAGGGTCTGACGCACTACCGCCCATCTTGTATAGCGGTAACCGTCTGGGGCCTTGGCCTGCGCCATGCTGCGGCGAAGTATTTCTATCAGGCAGGCAGTGGTTTTGCCGCTGCCGACAGGACCGGCGGCAATTCGCCCAAACGTGCTGGCCTTCATGAAGGTCGCCAGGGTCGGCGGTGCAGTAAAGTTTACCGACATAGCTGCCGCCCGTCCTCGATGTCGGTATCCAGCCTGGGCACGTAGCGGCGGGGTTTTTCCCGAAAATAGCGATTCGCGACGTCGTTGACCGACATATCCCTGCCTGGAAGGATGGTGAGCGATCCGCCTCGCCCCTCTGCCGCCTCGATCAGCGCCGCGACCGCCTTCTCGACCGGGGCGTAAGTGCGGGTCTGGCTGCCGTCGCCCGCAATTTCAAGGGTTTCCTGTTCCCTGAATCGGTCGATCACCCCGTGGCCGCCGTCGCCGTGGATATTGCACAGCCGCACCACGCGGGCGTTGTAGAATTTACAGTAATGTTCGCCCGCTGCTTTGGAAATGGCGTAGGGCGTCACCGGGTAGTTCACTGCCGAGGATGACGCGAATACCAGGTCTTCCTGGTAGCGCTCCAGCAGGCGCAGCGTGCCGATGATGTTGATGGTGGCGTCGGTGATCGGCATCTGGCAGCGGGCGTCGGTCTGCGCCGCCAGGTGAAAGCAGATATCGACGTTGGGCAGCGAGCAGTCGCGGATGTCGCGTTGCGCCTTGCGGTCGCGGCCCTGGACCTTGACGCCGAGGGTTTCCAGGCGGGCCACCAGATGCTGGCCGATAAAGCCGAGATGTCCGGTGACCAGAGCGGACTTCATCCCTTCTCCATCAGTGATTTGAGCGCCGCGTCGTAGGCGGCCTGCCCGGTTTCCTTGGTGTAGCCGACGCTCTTGACCTCAGTCCCGCCGCCGTCACTACCTGCGATATCGTGGGCGTCGATGGTGATCGACTTGTCGTATTTCTCCACCACCGGCTTGCCGTCCACGTCGGCACCCAAGTTGATGGTGATGACAAAGCGTTCGCTCAACGGCTTGTCGCCGTTTTTCGCCTCGCCGACGCCCGCGTTCTTGGCCAGGAGTTTGGCGACGTCGGTGGCCGCCACCAGCGGCTCACGCATGTCGAGCT